CTAGTTCATGACACATAGCCTCGAATCCTCTCATTACAGAACCTTCACTCTTCCATTCATCACCTAAGTTTTTATCAGGCATAATACAATCAATATAATCTAAAACAACCATATCGATTTTATTACCTTCAGCAATCATTTTACGAATTTGGTTTTTAACCTGATTCATAGTTAAGGTGTCAGAAGGTAATTTTTTTAATGTTAACTTATTTGGTGTCGTATCTTGAATGGATTTAACTTTGTCCATAACCTCATCTTTATGTAAAGACAAGTTGTCAGGGGCAATCCCTGTCCAAAGTGTAAAGTGTTTTCTTTGAATAATCTTAGGGTTATCCTCAAAAAATATCTGAAGTACGTTATATCCAAGATTGAATCCGTGATTAGCAATTTTGGTTAGAACAGTTGTTTTACCAACACCTGTTGGTGCCAAAATAACACCAATCTCACCCTTAGCTAATCCACCTTTTAAACAGTTATCAATACCAGGTATTCCAATGGGTATTGGGTGTCTAAAATCATCTTGTAGTACTTGGTCTAAATTTGAGAATACATCATCTATACCTTGATTCAATTCTCCTACTTGTAAAGCCTCTCTAACCATTTCCTCGAGCTTATCGTAGCTCTCAAAATCACCCTTATCAATTATCTTTTGAGCCTTACCCATAACCTTCTGTAATTCTTGTTGTTTACAGAACTTTAATGACTTCTCTTGGACAAACTGATGACCCTGAAATGGTGCCTCTTTTACCTGTGAGACCATATCCAGGACCATTTTTTGGGCCATAGGACTTGATATCTCACTTTTGGTTAATTGTTCTAATGTTTCAAATGTAGGAGCATGTTCGTACTTAACATAATACTCCTTAATCATTTGCATAATCAAACGAAAATATTGATTATCAAAGTATTTTGGGTCTAGAACATCAACGATAGAATTTGCGAAATCTTTATATAATATAATGTTGTTAATTAGTTGTATTTGAAATGTGTTTCCTAGATATCCAAAATTTTTTTCGTCTGACATAATTCCTCTAAATTTAAAGTGTGAGTTTTTATAAATATGATTAAACTAGGGAATAACCCATGTACTCGTGTGTTAAATTTTCGCTTGAAAAAATGTCAGTCAAGTTCCTTAAGATACTTTTTAGGTGTGGGCGTATGTCTACGGTGTATCTTACCTTAGGTGGGTATAGTTTTGCATCCCATCCAGACTGACAAATTGTCTCATCACCAATCTTAATTGACATGAAAAAATTCTCAGGACCATCAGTATTTGAGGTATTTAGAATCTCCTCATCAATCAAAATTTGTTCATAATTTTCCAACAAATAGAAACATGATTTGTTGGTCAAATCGGTTTTGATGGTGTCAATTGTTTCATGCAAAGCTTTAACAATCTCCAAACTTTTTCTCGCGTTTGGGTTGTAACCTCTAACATTAAAATAACGTTGTACCACAATGTTGTCATTCAGCATCAACAGAAATTCTAATTTTACTACATCATTTTGCTCTTTCATAATTTTATTTTTTGTTATTAAATCTTCTTTTTTCTTTTCTTGTAAGTTTCATAAAGGGTTGTAGGAATTCAACCCAAGCATTGTCTTTTTTTGGTAGGTATTTAAAAAGTCCATCTTCCATCATGTACTTTATTAAGTTCTTATACCCCCTACCTTCAGGGTCTAATTCTTCACGGTAATATAAATCTATCTCTTCTTTTCCTTCGTCACTAATTAATGGGTTAGACAAATCTACGATTCTTTTGTTAACATCTAAAATTTCTTTTCCATATGTACCATTTTTGGTTACACCTTTAATAAGATTTTTTAGAGTTTTGTTTTTTGTTTCTTCTTTAACTAATTCTTCAGCGTGGGTTAAAATATCATCAATAGAAGTGGGAGTGTCAACTATCTCAGGAAAGAATTTCAAAACTGTCTTTTCTCCCAATCTCAATACACCATCAATATTGTCTGACTTATCACCTGTTAAGGTTTTAAGTGTAACAACATTCTCAGGTATAACCTCAATGTAATCAAATTTAATTTTATCACCCTTTTTAAAATATTCTCGTTTTAGTGGTGAATAAATTTGTACTCTGTCTGAAATTAACTGAGTTAAATCTTTGTCGGATGAAAAAATGGTTTTGTGTTCGTCTTGAGAAATCTGACAGTAATAAGAAATCGCGTCATCAGATTCACAACCGTCAAGTCGTACTTGACGAATAAACATTTCCTCTAAATAAAGACACACACGAGACTTCTGGTGATAGAACGATTGTTTCTTTATCTCGTTCATCGTCTCACGTCTATTCTCTTTGTATTGGGGATATAAAGCACGTCTTTGGGAGGCATTGTTATTACCATCCCAAAAGACTATAACTTTATCGTAATTGTGTTCTTCTAAGAACTTTTTGAGTACGTTGATGAAGTGGTAAATTCCACCTATATGGTTTCCTTCGTGGTAGTAATCTCTAACCCCATGAAAACCAATTTTGAATAAGTTGTCACCATCAACTAATAGTGTCTTTACCACAAACTTTTATTTTAAAGGTCCAACGTTTCTTCTTCTAACCTAAACTCACCACCTGTACCGATGATGTCTTTCCAATAGTCTGATTGTTCGGCTTTGTAACCTTCAATAGACTTCTTCTCTTCTGCCGGGTCTTTACCCGCCAAAAATCCGTGCGCCGTTACCAAAATCTTTCCGTCCTCATAACCCAATCCATTGATGTGGTTTTTCATAACAGAAATTTTGGTTCTTGTTGCAAACTTAACTTTTCTTTTGTCTTTGACTGCGGAAATCTTTGTAGTACCAGCCCCTTTTTGGTTACCAAACAAAAATACTAAAGATGAGTTTAACCAAATTGCCTCACCACCTTTTGCTTTAATTTTTGGTTGTCCAAATGGGTTGTCAGGTAATTCAACCCACGGCTGATTTACAATAACCAATGAGTTTTCATATTTTGATTCTGATTTTCTTGAACCTGAAATTCTTTGGTTGATTCCCATACCAATCTTGTCAGCCAATACCGCAGCGTTATGTTGTTTACCACCTTTACCTTCAAAGGTCATCTTACAGGGTACTGAACCAACCGAATCCCATAAGAATAATAAATCGTACTCAATCTCACCTTTTTCCTGTGCATCTAATAACTCGTTGATGTAATCTGTAATTTGTTCAATATATTCAAAGTTATTATTGAACAAGAAAAATCCATCCCAATCAAGTTCTCCCGTTTCTGTATCAACCACTTCTTCACATTCAAAACCCATAAGTTTTGCGTGGTCAAAAGACCATTTTTGTTCTGTAATAATAAAGACAGGTAAAATTTCTTTTTTCTGAGCATCAACCGCCGCTTTAACTAACGCTGTTGTTTTTCCAGTATCTGAATGACCCAAGAACATATTTAAATGACCCATAGCAGGACCAGGTACTCCAACCGCATCCAAAAAATCTTGACCTAAATCAAAGAACCTTTGTGGTTTAAATTTAGCAGAAGTTGAGAACTTCTTTTTAATACTACCGAAATCTTTTTTCTTGATTGCCATATTCTTTTAAATTATAAAAGATGGTGCAGACAAAGCCTGCACCATCAGATTAGTTTTTAGAATGGAAGGTCTTCGTCAACATCCATACTTGCTTGTGGGTCTGCCGTAGGAGAAGAACTACCACCCATAGTCATCTCATCATCATCACCATAAACATATTTTTTCAATTCAGAATCCCATACAGGAGTCTCACCACGAGCGATTGCCTCAAGGTATTCAACAGGTTTTTTAGAATATACATCAGCCCAAGTCAATTCATCTTCCATCCATTCTTTCATAGTTGAAGAATCATCATGAAGTGGTGATGGGTCATCATACATAATTGTTTGTGTGATTGTGTATTCTTTACCTGCGGGAGTCTTAGCTTTTGTCAATTCAATAATCAAATCACGACCTTTCTCAGCGTCGGTAACATCACCCTTTTGTTTCCAAATAGGAATAATTTTATCCAAAATACCTTCTTGTTTGTAATTATCTTTAAATCTCCAAAATTTAACTCCGTCTTCTTCTCTGTCACGGTCAACAACCTTAACAATGTAGAATTTACGTGAACGGTATTGACGAGCCAATTCTTTATCTGAAGCCTTTCCTGTTGAAATCAACTCTTCGTAAACTTCATTTAAAGGTGAGCGCTCACCGTCATTTTTTCCTGGGTCATATAACTTAACCCATTGTCCGTTTACTTGTAGTTCATGATACCATACTTCTTTGAATGGTGATGAACCGTCAGATGTTGGGAGAATACGAACTCTTCTTTGTCCCGTTTTTTCATTTTTCTGAAGAATAGTAGTAAAATACTTCTTCATTCTTTCGTCTTGCGACATTCCTGTTCCACTTGTTGTGGAAGTTGTGTTCTTCTCGTATTGAGCTAGAACCGCATCTAAACTAGAATTACTCATTTTTTTGTTGTTTTAATTAAAGGTTTATCTCTTTTATCTTGTAATCAATAATAATCAAAACACTAAATAAGTCAAACTCATTCAAATAAAAAAAGACCACCGAAGTGGTCTTTTGTGAAAAAATATTTTTTTAAAAAATTAAAAATTGTTATTGTCTTGTTCAAATTTATTAAAAGTATTTTTAATCTCATTTGGTGAAAAATTTTCAACTTCATCACTTGTTAGAATATACTCATTTTTACCCGTTTTTTCAAACTCATCTTGTTTGTCCATGAAAAAATCACTCAACTTTTGATTATATGGGTAACTATCTAAACTTCTCAAAGATAATTTCTCTTCAGGAGTTTTTTCACGATACTTTTCGATTTTGTTTTCAATATCATTAATTTTATTAAAAATTGCATCCATTGCTGAAAGCTTCTCTTCTAAATCACCTAATTTTGAAAACATAGTATTCATGTATTCATCTTGTTTAGATTGTATATCTTTTTGTGATGTAACTAAATCAGTTATATCTAACTCTTCTGTTCCACCTTCTTCCGTTGGTTCTGTACTTGTTACGTCTGTTGCAACATCACCTTCAGTATCATCTACAACCTCAACGTCTGGGTCATTAGCAATATCTACAGGTTCAGGTATAGCGTCAACACCAGCATCTGTTGTTGCCGCACCATCAGCTGGAAGTGCTGTATCTGTTGGTGCTGCAGCATCTGTTTCAGGTGCTTCAGCGTCGAATTGTTCTGAAATATACTTGTTAATAGTATTATATTTCTGAATCTCTTTTAATATTTTTTTATCAATACTCATAATATTATTTTATTAACCATTTAACAGGGTTTTTGTTCCCGTTGGCGTTTCAACTTTTAAAGTTCTGTTTAATTTCATGGTGTTATCCACTCTTTCAATTAAACCGTCTTTCATTCTAACAGTATAACAGTCACCCGTGTCTAAATCACAAACTTCCTTATACCCATTACCAGCCTCTCTTTCTGTGATTCTAGTATCTTTCATAAGGTAACTATCCAATAGATTTTTTATGTTCATAACCTTTTTTATTAATAAATATATGAAAAACGCAATTATTCTAATTATAACAATTTTTTTATTATCTACACTCAGGACATAATATCCTTTCACAAGCATTTAACATTTTTTGTTTAACTGTATCGAAATTACCTTGAGTTATGGTTTCATTGGTAATTAGTCTGTCGGTTTCTCTTTTCATTTTGTCACCCGTATTATTTGGTGGTGTTTTACCATAAGGGTAGAAAATAGTTGAAAAGTATAGGTATGTTAAGGCAGTTGCAAGTCTTTCATTGTAATTTGCAATACTATTATTAAGTTCTAATAACTTATCTATTATTGTCACATATTCTCTATATGATTCAATAAAAAACTTAATAGAATCATCTTTATTTTCAAAACTAAATATGGGAAGGTCATAACCCGAATTATTAATACAAACCTGACCATTTGTAAATCCTGTTAAATTATTATATGTTTCATCCCAAGACCCACTACCAAATAAATTATTATTAGGACAATCAAAACTGCCCGGACCATCATTAGCAATAGACATAACACCAAAAGCAAATCTTTTAATTTTTCCATTATACGAAAGATTATTCAACTCACTAATAACATCGTTTATAGATATGTTAGTGTTTACAAAATCAACAAAATCTAATGACGGGAATTTAGTTAGTGAATTACAATCTGTACTCGTTGACGGTGTATAAACTGAAGGTGTTATAGTTGTCGCGGTTACTGAGTTTGTAACAATTTGAGTTGCAGCTTGTGATGCTCTTTTACGGTATACTTGTTCATATTTTTTTAGTAAGTTCTTATTTACACTCATTACCAATTTATCAATTGATGGGAATGCAAATATTGGTTGTCGTATTCCTTCAAAACTAGTCTCAAAACCATTTTGACTAATATCGTGATTAACATTGGTAATAAAATAAGGACCGTAGAACATCGGAACGTGTCTTAAGTTAAAATACATTGTTGGTTGTATCATCATATTACCCATAGATGAAACCGAACAAGTATAACTTCTAGTTCTATAGACATTATATAGTGATGCGGTTTGTTGAGCAACCTTATCGCCCGAAGCTTGGTTTGCCATATCACTTAACACTTGGAAAGTTTCCGATGTATTTTTAAATTGGTTTTGGTCTAAGCTGATTGACTTAAACATACTTTGATTCCTAATACCAAAATCCAAATTAAATCCAACAACTTTATTTGATTTGCTCCAATCTGTTTTGTTAGCCTGATTTTCAATTAGCGGATTGTTACTACTTCTTCTTAAATCAAAAGTATCGTTTCTAAATCTTGATGTTTTATTTTCTTTCATGTCCAAATGCTCCGAAGGTTTTCCCACATATAAACATAAGAATTTTGGTCGTGAATCTTGGTAATCCACCGTTAAATGTGTACCAAATGCTGAATTGGCAATATCAGGATTTAATGTTGGTGTACCATCTTTGGATGCTTCTTGTATACCATAAAAATTAATATATGACGGTAATGCCATAAAGATAAAATTATTTTGTGATAAAATATATCCTATCAAACTCATCAATGAAAAACTTGAAACTTTACCTTTTAGGTATCCTTTAAGTGATAAAACATCAATTGTAAAACTATCACCAATATCTCTATTAGCCCTATCTAAAAATAAAAAGTCTTCAAATAAAGTTCTAGTTTTAAAGTTACCACCTGCAATCCATTTGTCATTTAAATTTTTTAATGTTGTATAAACCTCTAATTTTGGTTGTTCACCATCAACAACACTTAACGCACTATTACTTTGGGATTCACTATAGTTTGGTAATTTATTTCTTAACTGACTAAAGGTATCATTCATTATTTTTTTTCTATAGGACTCTTGCACATTTAATATATTATTTATGGTATCATTAAAAGATGATGAATCAAGAACCCCGCTATTGAAATATTTCCATGTGGCAAAGAGTTTTATTAATTGTACCATACTTTGAATGTTTGCAGTACTAAATTCAATATTATTAGTAATAAAAAAGTCTGTTATATATGAACCATTATCTGTATATGTAAATCCACTTATACTTGAAAATCCCACATATGTTTCTAAAGTTTTCCACTCATCAGGATATGCCAATTTACTATCAGTAAGAGACACACCTGTACCATCACCAGGTAATGTACCTGAAACATAATTTCCAAAATTAATAGGATTTGTAACTTTTTTTGGTGTAACAAAAGAACCAAAAATTCTTCTATCAAAATTACCAACATTACCTAATTTTAAAATTATATCATAATTTAAAAAGTCTTTTATTGATGTAACCGCACCATCCATTTGTAATGATGCCAACTTAAAACTATCTTTATCCGTATTTGTTGTTTTAGTAAAATCACCAGCAATACTCATAATATCAGCCAAAACATATTGTATGTTACGATACCTTCTGTTTGTCGCGTTTTCCACACTAAACTCAGTAGAGTTTCTTGATTCACCATCTAAAAGTGGTATACCATCTTCAGAACTTTTACAGAAATTTAAAAATTCTAATTCAAATTTATCTAATGTATCTTTATCAAATACAGCAAATAGTTCTTCAATACTTGAGTATTGTACATCACTTTCAAGACTAAACGAATTCTGTTTACTCTCTCCTGAAAATATTTGTTTTAAATATTGTGAAGGTGTTGGCTTTGTTATAAGACTGTTATCAAAATATCCATATTGTGGTGATAACCATAGTGACCTTACAGTTCCATTATATACTGAAGTATTACCTGTAATTTCTTTTGTTAATTTATTACTCGAATCAGTACATTCAAATTTTGTTTGGTTAAATGGTAAAAATCCACAAGATGGAAATAATAAATAATCTTTATCTTTAATTGCCGTACCTTCAATTTCACTTTTACCATCTAACTGAACATACTGAAAATAATTATTTAGATATAATGACCTATATGGATTATCATTATCAAACCCATCATTAAAGGTTATTTGTGCCGTATTTAACTTACCAATATTTAATTTATTATCATACGCATTTGCCCAATCTGTTGGTGTGTATCCTTTTATTAAGTCAGAACCAGTAAAAAAATAATAAGTATCGTTTACCAATTTAGGATATAACCCAACATTCATAACTGATTGGTCTTGTACTGGTGGGCCAAGAAATTGATTATTAAATTGTTGTGTTACATTAGCGGTTCCCCCTGTATAATTTTTTATTTCATATGTTGTAAGTGATGAACCATTAGTGGGGTCATATCCATCTGCATAGTCATAATCTTTCCAAACATTATCTAAAATATCAACACCCGTATCAACATATGTTTTATAACGATTCCAAATAGAACCATATTTTAATATCCAAGCGTATGGTACTTTATGTATTGCAGAAAATTTAGTCATTACCGCAGCTACATAATCTAACTCAGTCTCAACATCATCATCATCAAAAGCTTTAAATTTTTCTCTTAATGTTGCTAACGGTAATGAATTAACAAGTAAATACCCTAATGACTTAAATGGATTGTCATCACCATTTTTTAATGATGTTACACCATCACTAATTGCATTTGCAAAATATGGAGTATTAAGTAGAGAAGTTGTTTGTGTTTTTGTTATACCTGAAGTTCCATACTCATTACCGTAATTAATAAAAGATTCGGTAATCCAAAGATTTTCATAATTCTTATCTTCATAAAATTTCTTGGCACCCTCCCTAGTTACGTTAGTTAATCCAACACTCGTTGCTCCTCCGTCTGCAAAATTGCTAAAATTTAGAATACCTGATGTTGAACCGTCACCTGTATTACCTCTCCAATATGTTGATGTAAACAATGTTTTTGCATATTCTTCATCATTTTTTTGAAAGTTAGATATAACTTTTTTCTCATCATTAAAAACTAATGTTTTAGTGGTATTAAAATAATCAGGAGTTTTAGAGACGTTTGCTAAATTTTCTCCTATCCAAAGGGTGTAAAATGGATATGTACTAAAATATGTTCCATTATTTGATTTTGTTGATTGAAGATATTCTGTCATATTTTTAGTAGATGACGGCCCATTTGTTACTTGTGGGGAATTATCAAATACTGTAATATCATAAATTTTGTTAGGATTATTTACATAATCTTTAATATATGGTGTTACAAATTCACCTTCAGAATATTTTGTCCATAGTTCACCCTCACCACTTAACGATTGTGCCCTCAATTCCGATAAAAAAGTATCATAGGTAAATGCAAAGTTTTTTAATTTCATTGTTAGTGAAATACTTCTTTTTACAGATTCAGAAATATTATGATATTCAAAATCACCAAACACCCCAAATATTTCATAGTCATCACTTCCATCTATATTCGTATTAGTATAGTCAGAAACTAATATCGCCCTTTCTAAAATTTCATATAAAAAATTTGTTTCAGTTAAATCTTGATATGGTTGTACCCTATTTGGAAACTCAACAGGATTAACACTCAAATATTCAATTTCCTCTTCAGGATTGGATAACCCTGTTGGACTTTCTTGTATGTCTTTTTCTACCGTACCTTTTAAGTACTCTTCCACAAATTGTACTTCAGGCCAAACATCATTTAAATAACTTTTAGTTCTTGATGCCGATTGTGGGTCACCAGGATATTTTACAACATAACTACTATTACCATTTTTGTCTATTTCTGTTTCAAAATATTGTGGCCACGGATAAACAATATTATCCTCACTTAATTTACCATCAACAGTTACTTTCTGTAAAGAATCTTTAGCATCTGTACCAAAATTCTTTTCAGGGTCAATAATTGATGTTAACCTAATTGGGTTGGCTCTCTGTTCATATGCTCGGGTGTGAGTATCATCCATCAATCTTAAAAACGCATCTGCATTTGCACATATGATACCAATAGTATTTCTAATTGTAGGATTAAATCCTAATCCACCTTCAGATGCTGGTCTTGCTATCTTTCTTGCTAAAGCCTTAGATAATGCCACTTCAATATTCTGTTCAGATTTATTGAATTGTCTTTCCATGTTATCTAAAAGACTTAAGAATGAATCTCTTGGAAAAGAAGATTCATCGTAACTATCACCGAAAACATAGTATGGTTGTTTTTCGGTTACTAAATTACCTGCAACCAAAACTTGAACTGACAAATTAAGTTCTGTTAATAATTCAGCCCTAAAGGTTTCTAACTCCGTTTCTGTTGGTATTCTACCTTTTCGTATTTGGAATGTTTTTTCAAAATCAATCTTATTCGAATCAACAGATTTTTTAATTTTATTAACGTCTATTGTAAAATTAATTTGGCTCGGTACAGTTTCTTTTTTTCCATTATCAGGATTTTCAATGGTGTAACTACCATTGGTTCCAAATGTTTTGTTTTTTTCAAGTAACTCTTTGTACTTATTTATAATTTCAGATAATTTACTGTTAGCCTTTTCAGTATCTGCTCTACTTTCTCTAATTGTTTTTTTCAATGGGTAATATACATAACCATTACCTTTACTTATAGACTCAACAATCGCAAATGAACCGTCTATGTAATCATTAAAAAAAGCACCACTTACACTTGAGAATATTTCTTTTCTAAACTGAGTAAGATTTTTTCTATACGATTCAATATCGTTTAATACATCAAGTTGTTGTGGTCCGAACTGTTCGTTTATATATCTTTCTAACGACTCAATTCTATATACAAATTCACTAAGAGTTAATTCTTCAAGGTCATCGTTTATCAATCCTTTTGATTTGTATTGACTGTAAACTTCATTTAACATTTGTCTACCCTTTGTAGTATTTTGAATTGTTACTGGTGAGGTTGATGATACGTTTTGTGATTGTGCCTGTTGTTGCTGAGCAGTTGACGCAGTTGAATTTCCATTAAGAATTATATCTTTTTTGTACATTCTCGGTCCTGTAAACAAGTGTTGCACATTAATGTCTTCAAGTATTGCCGATGTTCTACCAATATATTGTGTGGTAATTTTATAATTACCGTCAGAAGGGTCAAATCTTGCATTAAAGTTTTTTAACATTAATTCATACTTTACCGCCTTACCATAATATCCTTTAACTGTTAAATAAAATATAGGATATGGTAGTTGGAAAAATGCTGAATAAGGTGAGGTGTCTCCTTGTTCAAAAAGTGTTCTACCCTGAACATCAACCATCTCAATAGTTACCTGTGGTATATATGCTGGGTTGTTCTGTATTTTAATTGATGTGATTCCTAACCCTTGAGTGTCTTCTGCATTTATTGTTTTTCTAACAACCTTTCTGTTTGGTTCTTGACCAATAATATATTCTTGAGTTTGGTTTGCACCTTTACCTTCTCGAGCACCCTTACCTGTTTGTTGGTCAGACCAACTAGTGTCCAAAGCTAATTTACCTCTTGGACTTAAAAAATTTATTTCTTGTAGTCCCGCTTCACCTAAATTGGCAACAGGAGTATTAATAACAGAATCATCTAAATCTGAGCCTACTGCTAACTTGGTTCTTGGTAGTACTTTAGCCTCGAGATTAGCATAAAAAACCAACTCCTCGTGATTTACTAATCTTTCTTCAACCTCACCATTAGGTAAGACAACTTTATTGGGGTCTACCAATATAATGTTATCATAGTCTGTTTCAACAAAAATGTTTCTTGTTTGTCTGTTACCTGCCATAATAGAAGAAATGATTATCTAATGCCGATTTATAATCCTGTAAAGAAGATATTAACGGAAATGGAATAATCAATGTTGTAGAATCCGGAATGTTTGTCTCCAATCCACCAAAGTTTGGATTAGCAACCATGATAAGCCAACCAAAATATGGTGTAGAATAAATTTCTTGTGAAATCTTATCTAATCTACTCTTACCCACTCTATAGATATATTTCTTGTCGGTAGGCTTTGCAGGAATTCTAACAAAAGGAACAACGGTTTGTTCTCCATTAATTAAAAACTCTTTATATCTATTATAATATTGCATTACTTTAATTGTTTTTTACCGTTAAATGTTGTGTTATCACCAGTATTAAGTGTATTATACAAATTCATTAAGTCATTAGATAAAGTTCCATCTTCAATTTTAGAGAAAGTAAATGCTCTTTCTTTATCTTGATTATATGGTTGGTATTGCGAATATTTTTTATTAAAATACTTCTCTTTAAAATTTTTAAAGTTTTTTAATGATTCATCATACGCTGCCTGATAATATACTTTTAATTCATCTAACACTTCATCAAGTTCTTTTGTAAACCTATTTTTTTGACCATCCCTATCAAATTTCATATTTGCAATAATCTCATTACTTAGTGTTTTTGTGTCGTCTTTTATTACTTTACCCATAAATGTGAACAATGCAACTTCTTCAGGTGTATTTATTCTCTTTTCTTTGCTAGCCTTTCTGAGTGCAGTTTTAGGTTTTAACGTAGTATCATCAGGATATGCACTATATGTGAAACTTTGGTTCCATTCATTGTCTGATGTTGTTAATAAATAATATGAGATTAACTTACCATCTAACTCATTTATATCTGTACCTATAATATCAAAATCATTACTTAACTCTTCTAACGTATCCGATGGTGTTGGGTCTGATGATTTATCGACTTCAGCAGTACCTAAAACTTTAAAGATAACCGTACTACCTTGTTTAGTTTGGTATCCATCGGTTGCTGTTCCCGCGCCATCAGATTCAGTATTTACAAAATTTAATTTATCAATATCAAATATAAGTGTTGTTTCAACCTCATTTAATTTTTGATTAGTGGTTTCCATATTAAGAGCATAATCGTCCTTTTTGGTACCCATAACCTTAATGATTGATTTTTTATAACTATCTATTAGCGAATTTTTAAATCTTCCAAAATTACCATAACTAATTAAAGGTGTCGTTTCATCATTAACATCATCAACACAGAAGTTATACATAGCATCAACCTTCTCTTGAATATACGTACTCTTACCTAATATGTTAGTGTCATTACCATTTACCAACCCTTCCGTGTAATCTCTATCTTTAACAAACAATTTTAATCCACCATACAAATAATTGTTGTTTATATCCTCTAATGTTGATACCACATTTTCCGCATATGCCTTATTATGTGCGGTAATATCTCTCATTATTTGTTTATAATCTGATGTTCCTGAAATAGCACCAGTCTCAGCTGTTGTTGATTGTGTTTGTATATTACCGATAGTTACTCCACCTAATCTTTGGTTTTCAACAGTTTGTCTTGGGTCTGTATTTGCATTTAATAACTGAATTGCCTCTAATATTTGAGCATCAAACTGAGACGCTGAGTCATCTGTAACATCCGCCCTATCATCATACATTTCAGTGTTTGCGTAGTAATTAAATGTTAATGCGTTTTGTAACTTAGCTACAGGTTCTTTTAATCCTTCTCCACCAATAAAATTAAAGGACATACTTATATCGGCAATCATCGGTTGGATACCAATACCTTCAGGGTTCAAATCTAACATTAATGGTTCATATCTAATACTTAAAGAATTAATTACAATCTTGGTATGATAAAAATCACCAATTCTTAAAATACAAACTGGTGGCGCACCAAATGCCGTATTAAATGCGTCATTATAAACTTTAGTTATTCTTCCTGTAGAATCTTTTTGTATTGTTGGTATAGTATCACCAGGTCTCATACATTGTTGTAAGAATGTAAGTCTTGAGTTTAACCCTTCAGGTGTTATAGAGTGGAAAGATGGTTGGAAATATTTAAACTTTTCTTTAATACTATCGTATACTGCCGGTGAGTCTTCTTGTAACATTTGAAAATAGTTACATTCACTTAATGTTCTTCTCAATACTCTTTTTGCAATATCTTGTCTAACTTTAGATTCTTGGGTTGTAACGGTGTTTGTGTTTTTTATAAATGAAGTTTCTTGTGTGACTCCGTTATCGTCTGTAGATACTTCTGTAATTTCACTTTCTTGAGCCGGTGTTGGTTCGGGTACTGTTTCATTTGTTACAGTAATACTTGCCCTTCTACACGCCATCGCAGGTTGTGAAAATTCAGAATCCACACCAGTATCAGGAACCTGAGCCGGACAATTAACTGTTTGACCACTAATGTCCGTTACAGTTCCACTTTCACCTAATGCCTCTTCACTTATAATTAAGGTACCCGTACCTCCATCACTACTAGGGAAGTAGTCACCTATTTTTCCACCA